CTCTACTTGTGCCCGGAACAATAGGGGAATATACATTTGTTCCCTTCAACTCTTCACTCATTTCACCTCAATATTTAATACACCCGTCTGGATGCTATTTAAACGATAAATAGTGTAACTCTCTTTGTGGCCGAAAGTATTTGTAACTTCACGAGTTTCTTCTTTCCAGTCTGTATTACGCAATCCTCCAATCCAAAACTGAATACCAGATACCATAGATGTAGGCAGGATGTAATAAGGATACTTACCACCGGTACAATCGAATACAGTAGAGCCTTGTGTCCGGCCGGCCCATGTACTTGATAAAGCTAAAATCTCATCATTTGTCAATGTTCCGTTTGCAGACACACCGTAATACTTCTTCACCTTAAATTGGGCTGATACGGACTTTGTATATGTCTGTCCGCCCTGTATCGCTTTCAGAGTATAAGTTGTATCCGTAGCAACATTTGCGTATTGCTTTGCCCTGATTCCGATTAAAAGGGATTCATTGTTGATTGATTGTGATTCAATATCCCGGTCGTAAGTCCATGATATATTAATCGTTTGAGAACTTCCTTTCTCATAAGTTCCGCCTCCAGATAAAGTCATAGTAAATGGAAATACTTTCGACATAAGTTGTGAGACTTGAGAGAATAAAGCCGTATTAATTGTCCATTCAGAAGTTCCGGCTAATCTGACCAATATATCATCTGTATCAGATACGCTGTCAGCTTCATCATCTACATTATCAAGTTCACCCAGTGTCGCCGCACCACCTGTAGCAGTACGCATTTCTTCAACAAATACATCTTCGTTCTCTTCTACAATACCTTCTTCGAACTCTTCTGATAATAAAGACATCAGCATAGGCTCTACAACTTCCGTTTTGCGAACAACTAACCCATTGTTAGCCTGAATTAACTCCTCTGCGATTAACCCTTTCAAGAACGTTATGATTCCTGCAGCCCGATCATTCTCTGTTTTGCTTAGTTTCTTTTCCAGCTCCTGCTCTATCAAATCGAACAATTCATCGACTGTCGTGAACTTACCTTCCAACTCCTGAAAGTTTATTCCAATCTTTGAAAAATTTCTTTGCAGTTTGAGCCGTACATCACGTCCGGTATCATTCGCTCCGTTCCACGGGACTATATTTTCATAATTATTATCCATCACGCACTATGTAAGTTCTAATTCATTTCCATCAAATTCTAACAATAGAATTTGCCAGCACATTCCATATTCAAGAGTATCTGCATCTATAAAATTCAGCATATAGTCAGCAAAGCGATTTGTTTCTAAAGTGCTTTGTTTACGAAGTCGGGCATGTTCAACTTTGACTATGCCCTGGCTTTTATTACGTTCATAACTATAACTCATGAAAGCAAATGAGAAGACTTCTCCCCGTTCGCTTTTCTCTTTCATTCGACGAATTGCTTCATATATTTCCATACTACAAAAGTACCTTCCAGATAAGCCTTAAAAAAGGACAATAAAAACCCCAAGTCCTCACGGATTTTGGGGCTAGTTTCATTTAGTTTTAACTTTAAACTTGTGACAGGAAAGCGTCTCCCGACGCAAATACTCCTCTATAACAAACACATTGCAAATATACTCTCCTTTCTTGCCTTAAAAAAGGACACTAACCACGACTCACATTCCTTTCCATTCTCTCTAATTTTTTAATTCCATCACGAATAGCTCGCGAATCAACAATTAAATCTTTCTCAAGAATAGATTGAAGCAAATCATTGTTCGTATTCAAAAGAACGAATAGTTTACGCAACGTCTCTTCGTCCATGATATGATCGCTAACAGTATATCGGGAAGAAGAAGATACTGAATCATCAGAATAACCACCACTATATTTACCACTTTTAGTACGTACCTGCTCTAAAATTTGTGTAGTGTTCAACATTCGGATTGTTCCATTCTTTTGCGCAACATTGAAAACATCAAGAAATTGGCGCACATGAGGATTCTCTACTCCCTCATGATTGGTCACGAATTCATTTTTATGAACGGGAATAACTCCGGCAACATCATCCGGATTTCCTGTTTTAGTATATCCTTCAACATATTCATCAGAATAACCACCGGACTTCAAGCCCTTCGCTTCATCCCGTTGCTGTTTGGCTACAGCTATCTGTGCCGCACCACTAGCTACAGCTGCCGCAGCTGCAATGGCACCAAGAGCCGGACCAACAATAGGAATACCGGCCATTGCCTTATATGCTTCCATTGCAGCAACAGCAGTACTTGCAGTAATTTGTAAAACCGATACGGCAAATTGTTTGTCTGCATATTTCCTCTTTACCTGATTTAGGGCCTCTTCTTTCTCTTCTTCTAACTTAGTTGTATCCTTCCCGGCTTTCTTGGCGGCTTTTATTTCCTTGTCATATTTATGAGTTATTTTGTTCATTTCTGCATCTTGGAATCCCTGAACAGCAGAAGAAGCACTACTCATTATACTACTCACAGCATTAAAATACTGTTCACTTCCTTCTATCTTTTTCTGAATATATTCATTATTGATTTTATTTTTTGCTATTTCGTATTCTTCCTCTGAAAGCAGCCCTTTTTTATGTTCCTCCTCTAGAGCTTTCAGTTTTAAATCTCTGATATCCTCGGCAGCGTCCAACTCATATTTTTGTATAACAATAGCCCTATCCTTTGCTCCTTTTTCCTCAATTTTTCTCTTCGATTCTTCATATACAGCCGTAAGAAGAGTAATATCCAACCCATTCTTTCGAGCTAGTTCTAATTGAGATTGATAAAAGGTTTCCAACGCTGCCAATTGTTGATCTGCAGAAGCCAAACCGTTCATCTTATTGAACTGGCTACTGAAGTTCTGAATTTGATTAGCACTATCACGAATGATCTTAATACGCTTATCACTAATTTGTTGTTCAAGATTGAGAATGTTATCCCCTGCCTCCTTTAAGGCTTTGGCTTTGACCTCTCCATTTTGGAACTCAAGTTCAGCAACATCGTTTTTATAATCTTTTGCAATTTCGAGTCTGGAATATAAAGAGGTAATCTCAATAGCTAAAAGGCGATTTTTATAATCTTTTTCTGTCAGCTCACCACTATCATTGAGTTTAGACTGTTCAAGCAGAAGATTTTTCTCTCCGGCATTAACAGTATTCAGCCTCCTATCCCGATATTCTTTAATTAAGTTGAGACGAGTTTCTTCTGACTTTTTTAGAGTATTGTAAATTGCGCTTTGTGCCTCACTTTCCAATTTACCCAATTCAGCCAGATGTTTCTTATCTTTTTCACTTGACTGATACTTTTTGATGATCGCCAACCTTTCAACCTGAAATTCCAGTTCTTTTTGAAGAGCATCCAACTGATATTCATTCTCCGTTCTGGCTAACGCATCAGAACTCTTTTGTAGCAATAATAATTCTTCTTTGTATGCGTTTTCTGCATTTTGCAAACGAGTAGTCCAAGGCTTTTTGTCTTCGTCATCCGGTGGAGGTGGAACTCCTTTTGTATTCTTTTCTACCTCTATTTTTATCAATTTCTTACGAGATTCTTCCATGTGCGCATTTAGTAGAGCCACCTCGTTATCAATAGCTCTCACTTGATTAACACCTTTATTTATATATCTATCCAAAACATTGTCAGCCCATGAATCTGTCATTAAACCTAGAGACTGCTTAAATCCATTCAACATATTAGCAGCGCCAGCTTCAATATCCTCTAAAAAACCATTATCTGGACCATTTTTTAATATATCATTTTTTTGGTCATTCAATTCAGATACTTTCTGCTGAGTTTGTTTTATCTCCTCTAATATAAGTAAACTATCAATATAGGCATTTACAGCAGCAGTAGCTTGCTCCGTATTTATTTTCTCAAGAGTAAGACTACCCAAATATTCAGGAGATAGTTCATTTAATCTTTTTATAGCAGCCTCCCTCTCCTCTTTACTTCTTTTCTCATCCCTAGCTATATTTAAGAAATCCTTAACTGATGCAGCTTCTTGATTTACAATAGAAACAGATCGTCTACGAATATCTTGAAGATTTCTTTCCAAACGTTCACTCTCACTTAACTGTTTATTAGTATCAATAAGTAAACCTATGAGGGATGCACCTATTGTTAGGAGTAATCCCCATGGGTGTGCCTTTGCAACACTATATAAAGTTTTTAGCCCCGCGACAATTTTACCAGTCCAAAGTACTTTAGCTTTATCTGCAATAACTGAAGCATTGACAGCAATAGTATATCCTGCAATGGAAGTTGTTGCAAATATAATGGCATTTTTATATTCACTAAATATGGATACTATTTTAACTAATCCTTTAACTGTAAGACTACCGGTACTCACCATGTATTTCATAACTGGAAGTAACCGTTCTCCAAGTTCGATCCGGATTTCCTTAAAATGTTTCTTAGCTTTATCCAGCTCTGCCTGAACCGTCGTATTTTGTACATTATACTCATTCGTAATACTGGTACCATCAATGAAAGCCTGATTAGCAGTCTCCTGTTCTTTACGGACTTTCTCAATATCGCTAGCTAATGCGCTGATAACTCCTGCCGCTTCAGCACCACTCAACTTCATTTCCTTTAAAACAGGTGCCATTTTATCCATGCCACCTAATTTCCCCAAACTAGCAAGGAACTGAAGAACAGCTTCATTAGCATCCGTCTCCATCAGCGTAGTAAATTGCTTAACGTCCATTTGGGCTATCTTGGCATACTTTGCAGGCTCCTGATATAATTTTAAGATCAATCCTTGTAAAGCGGTACTAGCCATTTCGCTACGAAGCATATTTTGATCGAGTGCCGAAGCAAAGCCCATGACATCAGTAATTGAAAGTTTTGCCTGTTTTGCAACTCCTCCCATGCGCGCACTGAATTCCACCAAATAAGGTTCAGCAGCACTAGAATTTTGTGCAACTTCGTTCACCGCACTACCGATAGCTAACATATTTTCTTTCATTGAACGTTCGCTATCACCAAACATATCTGCCAACTTACCAATATTCTTGATAGCATCCTGTCCCAGGTCCTCCCCAAGTGCAACATCAATCATATTAGCAGCTTCTACAAACTCCAAAACATCGTTTTTCGCTGTAATCCCAAGCCGTCCGGCATCTCCAGCAAGTTCATTTAAACGTTCACGCGCGGTACGGGTATCCATCTTCTTAAACTCTTCATTTAAACCGGATACCTGTTCACTCGTCATACCAGTATATTTGCGTACCTGGCTTTCCGCTTCCTGCATCTGTGCAAACTCATCCACACATTTACGGGCGGTTAAGGTTATTCCGGTCAATGAAGCAATTACACTCGCACCGATAGCTGCATATTTATTAAATCCATCAGTCAATTTTGATAAAGAGAACTTAGTAGAATCCGCTGTGCCTTTTAGCTCTTTCATTCTTTGGTTAACTGCGTCCAGTTGTGCTTTATACTGAGTGTATAGTGGACTATCACCCGGCAAATTCCGTAGAATGGCATTCAGTTCTTTTTGCCTGTTTTGGAGTTCCTTCACACTCAAACTTCCGATACCTATCTTTTCAAAGAGTTTATCATACTCGGTCTGTAGTGCTTTAACGACTTCCTTTTGTGCTTTATACTCTGCACTATTCTCTCCAAATTTCTTTTTCAGAGAATTCAAAGTTTTATTGGCTGAACGCATTTGCTCTTCCAGCTCAATCATTTTTTGCCTTGCACTATCCTGTTGAATAACAATTTCCAGTTGTACTCTGTCTATCTTTAAACTCATAGTTTCCCAACTAATTAATTAATACACAAAAGTACCCTCCAAAGAAGCCTTAAAAAAGGACACAAAAAAGGCCCGCACTTGTATTTGCGAGCCTTATATTCTAGCCATCCAACCATCGTCCACTGTCCAGCCATGTACCGCCATCTCTCCATTTCCCATCTGTCAGAATCCACCGTTTTTCTGCTTCTACATCACTAATCCGGATCGGATAGAATGTGCCTTGCCATGCTCCAGACCTTCCATCAGCATTGATAACATCCTCTATCTCTTTACAGACATAACGTTTGTTCCGGATTTCAAATATATTCCGCGTATCATAAACGTTAACATCATAACTCTTTATCTTGATGCCGTGCTTATAATCAATATCGTACATACGTGAATAGAGCATTTTATCTAAATATGCTAAGCGCAAATTACCTGTATATGGGGTGTCCTCACAGTTAAAAGAATGAGGGTAATCAATCGTGAAAACTTTAGGGTTAAAATCCTTATCATCTTTGCGCTTTACATAAAGAGTCATCGGTGACATTCCTTTGTAGTATGATACATAAATCTTTTGTTGATTCTTCTCTTTTTCCGTAGGGATGTTTTCTCCGCTTTGTATTAACTCATAAATGCCATTACTTTCATCACTGGTACCAATCTTGCTTCCAGATATTTTTGGAACTGTTACAAGTGATCGTTCAGAGTCGGGCATAAATACCGGCTCCATACCACTCTCATAAGTGATCCGTTCTATACCATAGTTCGTCATATCGGAAGGCATAATGTTTAATTTGATTTCATTTTCACTCTGCTCCCGAAGAACATCACCAAACATATTTACTTCATCTGTGTGCCATCCCCTATTCGAATCATCAGGCACCGTAATGTAGTACCGGCAACTATCATGCGTATAAAACAGATAGTTTTTAACAGCCTGGTATCCGGATGAGCTAATACTTTCTACAAATTGAGTGAATTCCAGTACTGTATCAAAATCCTTTCGGGTCGCAGAAGAAAGAATATTTTTATCTATGTGCTGTGGCTTGTAATATTCACTGTCTGTCGATTCTATCAACACATTACTTTGAGAAGGGTCTTTGTCGTTCTCCCCCTCTTCTGTTTCGTATTCATCTACAACTTGCTGAACATGGCAAACCTGTGCATTTTTAAAATATTCTGCCCTGAACAGTATAGAAACTTCCTTCTTTCTATTATTGACAAGAAAACACAAATTAAAAAAACTCTCAAATTCCGTGATGAGTTCATTTATAGTCCATCCGGGAAACATTTTTGCATATTGGTTGGGATGCCCATTTTGTGGCAAATAGAGCAAATTCCACTCCGAATCTTCCAACTGATTAGTCAAAACTGTATATCCAAGCGCTTTCATTAACTTTCTAATATAAGCACAAAGATACGGTTGCAGATAAATATCCACTCCTGTTTCTCTCAAATAGTTGGCAGATATAGTTGGCTTTGAAGTAGTAACAACAGTTACAGCTACCCTCCATCCATTAATCACACCCTTGTCTGTCATTACAGGAGGTATGCAATAATCCACGTCCGGATATATGCGTTTTACCAAGTTATTGATAATGCCTGTTGGTATTTCATCTTCTCCCATATCCAACGATGATACAAGCAAATCGTTTCCAATGAAAGAATTCAATTCGGAGTTTCCCGAAGCTATTTGTATAGATACTGTTGAATCTGTCCATCCCATTATAATTTCCGTACCATTGCAATACACCCGGTTATCAGCAACCAATACAGCCTGTCTCTTGGTCTTTAGTTCGGAGATAGAATTCAATCTGTTCAGATGTGCATATAAGTCTGCATTAATTGAATTACTAAGCTGAAGAGTAATATCATACGTATACTCCCCATTTTTTGTAAAAAACGGATTCTCACGTTTTACAGAAGTGCTTAAGTCGGCAGGAAGTACCACCGAAGTCCCATCAATATATAATTCAGTCATAGTCTGCTATCGTTAATCCCAAACTCAATCCATTGAATCCTCCAAACATAGAATATTCCCATTCCGTCCGCATTTTACTTCCTACAGAAAGATAATTGCAGTACTCATCTTGCCGAATTATTTCTTTCAATACACACATAATTCGCTGCAACTTGGCATAATGGAGTAATTCTTCCTCATCAGTCTTACTACCGGAAGCAATCTTTTCACAAATAAAGAAGATTACCTGATTATCCTCCTGCCAGTTATCTTTGTTTTTAGAATCTCCTTCCGCATCCGGATAATTAGCACACAGAAACACGCCTGTTTTATCTTTGAGTTTCTTGACCATGTGTTCCTCTTTAACTGCCAGGAAACAACAATCAATCTTATCTTCGCTCTTCCGATTAACTTTAACCTGAAGTTCCACCATTAGTTCTCTGAACCGGATGATATCTATCATAATTAAATTAAGTTATTATGTTCAACATCTGCCATTTTAAATGTAAATTCTATAGCTTTCAGTATGCTACGGTTAAAGCTACGTTCATAATTCTGTTTTGTCACAATAATAGGGAACCAACTATCTTCATACCAGATATCAACTTCTTGTGCATTTAGCAAATTATGCCATAACTTATAATCACTTTGCAAGAAAATAACCCCACTGCTAACTGTGTATTCATCTTTTGGCTTTACTCCAAATTTACGATCCACACCAAACATCTTTGCCGTATCACTTTCGTCATTGCCCTTCATAGTCATACTACCTACAGTAGTCATCGTTTCCGGCATATCATATACATTCTTATATCGGAAACGTTGAACCTCTTCATATCTCGTCTGATCTACTAAAAACTTAAAAACGTCACTTCCTTTCACCAATTCATAACTACGGATCATTTCATTTATATCTGGAAGAATATTCCCAACCCTTTCCATACTTACATCCAAAGTTACAGGCATTTTTTCCCCTTTATGTACATATAGTTGTTCCGGATAAACCGCTCCGGATAAAGTACGGACATTCAATAACACTTTATCACCATCTGTAAATACGCTACTTGCATACTCCATTGCACCATTACGTGTCACTTTCTCCCGAACCTCACTCAACCATCCCGGAGCCGATGCCTCTTTTTTTGTCTGCAGCCGGCTAAACATCACATAACTTTGTGAATCTTGTAGTCCATTGATAAAGAAAGTAAAGGTACCAGCAGCATTTGTCTGCCAACTTGCTTCTCCAGCACACCATACTCCCCATAAAGCCAACTCACAGAATTTGCCCAGTTTTCGCACTCTTACCTGATAGTTGGCATCCGGAACATATTCCTCTTCCAAAACCGTTTTACCTCCATACTGCACAGAGAAAGTTATGGTAAAATCCGTATCTATAATATAATCCTGCATCGTAGCACAGAACTCTTCTGCTCTAGGTCTTTGAATCACATTCATAATCTCATGTATTTGTTATGTTTATCATTCTCTGGTAACAGATTATAGGTGACCGCTCCACCGTCTCTTGCCTTCTTCATCTCATCAATCCAAACCATAGCATCATCATTCATCCATTCGGATAATAACTTGATATCCTCAATAGATGCAGGATCGCTCTCCATTGCACCACTTGCAGACACATATCCCCTGATTACTCCTGCTGGAATAATTTTCAGTTGCATACGTCTTAGGGCAATACTCATTCCCAATAATGTAACAGCTTTGCAAGCTGCAAAATGCGCTTCATTATCTTCATTCATAGTCAAAAGCGTATCCCATCCGTTTCCATACGCCTTCTTCACATGAAGTAATTGTGCCTCCTTGATGAATGGCAACAATAACATAAAAGTACGCTCGCTCTTGTCAATAGGAAAATAGGTGTCAAAATCCGCTCCACTGCGTATCAGTAATAGCTGAGACATTTTATAAGCCCGACTCTCTTTCCATTCCTTAATTTCGGAAGTATTGAGATAACGTATCAAAGCGTCTACCGCTTTATAATAATCTTCCATATGCCGGACATCATCCCTATCTAATTGCCATTCCCAAGGGAGCTTTTCACTGTTATCTGTAGCGATTTTGAATTTACGCCCATCATCTTCATGACTTAGATCATTTTTTTGGTACATACGTAATGTAGCCAACAAAGCGATAGGCCGTTGTACTTTCTTTATAAGGTCTTGATCTGCATCCTCTTTTGTCTCTTTATACCAGCCTTCCACTTTTTTGTATAGTTCAACACCAATCAATGCGGAAATTTCCTCTGTTGCCAACTCAATATCAGTTATGATTTTATTGAAATCATTATTTGCATAATAATTCCCAGTCAGTTCCCGTAGTTCCCTACTACCATTATCATCCTTATTGAATATCATACTATATCATTTATTTGTTACGCTTTAATAAAGCATCTGCTTTGTATTTATCATCCAGCAACTTCATCATTACGCGGAGTAATAATGTATCATCCGCTTTTTCTATATTTCCAAAAATTCCGGATTCTGCTACGGAAAACAGAATTCCACTCATTCCCAGACTTTGCTCCTTGGGCGTGTTCGCGTCCTGTGTTTCTTTGGTAAAGATGGATTCGAATGAAATCTCTATTCCATCAATAATAAATGTGCCTGTAAGCAAATAGTGACAGAAGAAAGCAAACCATGCATATACTCCCCACTGAACCTGCTTCGGCATCATCCTAATCCTGTTTGAATAGAAATTTATTCGTTCCTGCTTAAATTCTTCCCTGTATTTACCGTCAAAATCAGACTTTCCTATTTTTGCTCCTGGACAACGATAAAGAATACCGCATAAGGCTTGCAATAAAGAAGGATCTTGTGTATCATTGTAGCCATTCATCATCATAACCGCATTACGGAATTCCCCAAATGTCAAATCACTGCCATGAGAAAGCGGACCTTTATATTGTTTCCATTCAGGTAACAGATTCTTTGTGCTTGAAAAGATAAGTTCAACCTCTTTCCCTTCTTTACTTTCACTCCACATCCATCCCAGCGTCAACGCCAATTCATCAATCAAAATATAATAATCAATGCTACTCTTTCTCCGGATGCCACGATTGGAAAGAACAAAACGGCACCACTCTCGTTTCACGTCCATTAAAGTTATTTTAGGGCGTTCTATTAATTTCTGACGCAAGCGGAGCAAGTATAACCACTCTGCAGGAAGAACTTCCTCCCAACAATCCGGAAAATCTATCTGTTTGTTATTCATAATTACATCTGATTTATTGCCCGTTTATCTGACGTTACATTATCCTCTTTATTGATAACCTTGCGATACATGCCAACAAAAAGACCTTTCTTATGTGGAAAGTTTATTCTGATCGCATCATTCAGAGCCTCCAACGCTATTTCCTCCGGGATTTGCGTATCAGCTCCATAGAAGATCTTTAATGCATATAGCATTTGGCTGCCACTGTCACCTTTGCCGTCGATGATGATGTTGGATAACGCAGGATTCAATCCAAAGCCGCTTGTAGTAGAGCTATCAGCTATCCTTGATATTTCCGCCTGTGCTGCGATGTATTTATCTACGTTCATTTCGATTGGCTCGATTTTCCATGATTGCAGGTTTCCGTCCTGATCCACAAAGTCCACACAAGTGAAGAATTTACCTGCATTCTTTTTACCGGCCATGACATCTGCAATCCTCTTGGTAAGTTCATCTCGCAAACGGTCTATTTCTTCGTATATCTGTGCTTCTCTCCATTCTTCGTGCATGGCACGTATCATTTCTTCTTTCTGCCTCCAATACTCTTCCGGCTCATGAACAATGTATGCAGATGCAATCATATTCTCATTTAGATATTGGATTATTTCCGGAAGGGTATTAGCATCCAATAGCCAGGGAATCGAACCATGAAAACTGGAAATTGCATACATATTGCGCCCGAAACTACGCATACTATGATATTTCACAGCGGTTTCCGTAGCTGAAGGATTCCATTTATCGAAGATGCTATACAACATCATCCTCTTACTGGTATAACTGTCAAAGTCCCCAATAAGAAACTGTTTCACATCTTCCAATCTCCGGCTGTCATTCTCCGGCCATACCATCCGGCAATCTGTACTGTGAAGGGCTTCCAAACGGGTTATCCACGGTTTACCGATCCGGGTTGATTTGGCTGCATAGTATTTCACAAATACTCCTTTCATGTGATTGTACTCTACAAAAGCATTACGAATATAACTCCGATAATCCCATGTATCAAGCCATTCCTGTATCTCATTATCTATCAACCACTCTTGCACACGTTCATTGTTGACTACATTCACCCGATAAAGCATCGGACCTTGACCATACATCAAACCTGTTTTGCGATCCAAAATGCCCGGTCCCAGATTATTCTTTTCAAGAATGTCACGTACTGTCTTCGGAAGATTATTATCAATTCCCCAGGGAACAACGCGAACTCCGGCTATTGTCACCGGATCACCATCCCAGTTGGAGGAAGAACCATTAAAAAAACTACTTAGTTCATTGTTACCTAAACTCATATTGATGGCATAGGTACCTACTCCAGCATCAACAAACCGGAAGCCTCCAATTTTCTCCTTTATTTCAGCCATTATAATTCAATTTTCTATTTTCCAATATCCCTTTTAAGCGGGCGATTTCCGCATCACTCAAGCCATACATAACTCTCGAAATCAATCGGTTCAGCCCTCCATACATATTTTTTGCATACCATCTCGTATTTTTCTTCACCGGATTCCGGTTTGCTTTCATTCCCCAAACCGTCCGGTTTGTATCAACTTGATGCCGATTCTTCTTATTTCCCGCAATTTCAAAAGCACGACCATAAGAAAAGAAACTAACCTTTAATCCCGGATTCTCTCCGTCATGGAAAGTTTTATAATCTATGCTATCATGCAAAGCATCCGTCTGCATGAGCTCTCTTGTCTCTATAGCTTCAGTAAGTATATCACAAAGCCATTCTCCGTGCTGTGACAGTTCCTCCTCAATAAAAAGGGTCTTTAATTCCTTGCTTTCGTTACTTTCCATTATTACACTAACTATATTGCAAAATTACATACGAGAAAGACCTTAAAAAAGGACACAAAAAAGCCCCGACTGCACTCACAATCGGGGCTTTTTTATTATTTCAAACCTTAGATTTGCTCAAATCTTATTTTATCATTTAGCAGGAATCAAATTTCTTTCTATATATACTTCCTCATTTAAATCTCCATTTTTCAGAGATTTACCATCTTTGCTACTATATTTCAGTTTTTTATCTCCGTATTTAATCACATCAGGTGTCATGCCTGTCTCTGATTTAATTTCATCAATGACTAAAAATAATTCGCGTAGGTCTTTTAAACCTGAAAGGAAATAATGTATCTCACTGTCTTTCATCTGAATCTCTTTTCTCGTTTACAACTATTCTTTGGTCATTCAAAGCTAAATCCAATTGATTACGAAGTTCTATTAGTTCTTCCCTAGCACAAGTGCATATATATTTAGAATATAAAGCAATAGTATATTCTTCCATGCACTTTATACCACCTGAATAACTACAGCTTTTTATAATTTTAAATATCGGATTACTCATAGTTTAACTCCTTTCTCTCCATTAGATTGGAGTGCATTTTGCAAACAAGCTATTAATTCAACAACTTCTTCAGCTGTCAATTCACACAATTCATAGTTACCTAGATAACTGATATTATAGTTATATTCTCCTGATTCAGTATCAGTATGTTTACGTTCACTTGTCACAAAGATGTTTTTATTAGTTATAGATTTATCCCGTTTCATAATGTACCTCCTTTCATCATTGAAGCATTGATACGTATATTCACACGGCTATTACCCACGATGAAATTCATTTCACCGTTTTCATCTTTACTCGTCCAGACTTTATCGTGTCCGGAAGTAATTAAATCACTAATTTCGTTGAAAAATTCTTTGACTTTCTTTGCCTCTACACATTTGGTGAGGACTTTCTTTTCTTTTTTCATAATTGATGAACTGTTTTAGCGTTTTAGGCAATTTTCTTAAAACAAGAACGGTTGCCATTTCCCGAGTTCGCTAAAACAGTTCATCAATTAACTCCAGAGAGCAAAAGAAGATTGGGAAAGGCAACCGCCTATATCATAAGTAAGGGCATAAAAAAAGCCCGCAATATTGTGAGCATTATCCGTTGCTCAATCCGGTATCATTAAGTGATAAACTGTTTTAGCACTGCAAAGATGAGGATAAAATTTGAAAATGCAAAAGAAAAGTGGCATTTTTAAATGTAATCAATATTTAGTTTATTCAATTCTTCTAGGAAGAAGCATGTTGAAGCTTTATTGACTACAAATTGCCTTCTATTATCAAATAACAGAAATTTATCAGAACTACCCTCTAACGATGTTATTAGTAATGGCGTATGTCTTAATACATCTATATTCACATTTTTGCAGTCCATTTGCATGGAGTTTATCAATACTATCCTATCTTTGTGTTTTTCTATGGCTTCGTGGCAAATTACATATTCACCACCTTCCATATTGTTTATAACTCTATATCCATTTAAATATTCTTGAATCATATAAATATTACCTTCATCATGAGAACGACCAATAACCAATCCTCCTCGACGGGCATCAACAACTTTTCCTTCTTTACAAAGTTGTTCAAATTCTTTTTTCGAAATAAACATCGTAAATTCGACGAATTAAATACTGCACTAAAAAATGAAGAAAATGAAATCCCGTCTTTAATACATGGTGGATATACACACTCATCACCTGTGCAAAAAAAATAGAGCCTGCATTTCACAGTGGGCATGCTGCTACTCTACAAGCTCTATTAATCGCGATTATAAAAATATTCTAAATATAATGTAACCCGTATGCCCCCGTTTCACATCATATAATCATGCAGTTATACTGTACAAATATGCGGATAATATCTGAAAGTGCAAAAGAAAAATATTATTTTTGTGGAAAACATCAAGCTATATGTTCGAAATAGAGTTAGCTACTTATCACAAGAATTTAGAACGCCTTCGCGAAGAAAATCCTTTGGGTGGTTATGTCGTAATCAAAGAAGATGAGATTTTAGACGTATGGATAAACGATCTTGATGCTCTCAAAGAGGGCGTTAAAGCGTTTGGACGCATTCAATTTATGATTAAAGACATCAATGAGAAGCCTATAAACATTAGCGCATTTGGTAGTGCCAGTAGTAAAATGAATCTATGAAAAGCTAATATCTTTAATTTATGATAATATGATAAGTCCGGCTATTTACTAATAAAAAAATAAAGCGGAGAAAAACTCCGCTTTAACTTATCATTTCTTATGCTTTTTATCATACTCCTCTTTCGTAATGAGCCCTTCTTTCAATTGTTCATCAGAAGTGACCTTTTTCGATAATAACCAATGGTATGTATTTTGATTACTAGCTGTTACAACATAAGCTTGTTCAAACTCCCATCCGCGCTTTCCCATATAGTTCATAGCATCTACCATAGAGTTAAACTCTAATTTTTCACCCTCATCATCAACTAAATATTGCTTGGCATCACCAGACCAATATTTAGTTTTTTGCCCGAAATCGACAGTTACAATAACTTTAGTACTCATAAACTTACCCATCCCGAGTAATTCACAAAACACTTTGTATGACTCTTGAGCCATTACATTGACGCTGACAAACATCAGCATTAGAAAAATAATCTTCTTCATTTCATTAAATATTTAGTAAAAATGTGTGTGCGTGCTATACAAAAAAACACCTCCTCATATTGTGCATTGACTGGAATCATCCAAGACCCAATATATAGATTACACAATATGAGGAGGTGAATCATTTGTTTGTGCTCAACACACAAATATCAGTATAATATTTAATAATACCAAAATATAATAACAAAATATGCGCTTTAAAGAATAAAAAAGGGCTTCCAACCCGTGGAAGCCCTTTTACTTGTCAAAGTTTTGCCTCATGCCAATAATATATAAATTTCAAGAACGCCTACTACCTCGAAGATAAGTATTTAAAGTTTCCACAAGATGATGTACGGTTGTTCCTGGATTACGTTTATGATATGCTATCTCTCCATGTCTATCCAAAAGTTGTTTTGCATTCTTGATTGCCTTTTCTTGTTTATCTTTAAGTAAATCATAATTAGTTTTACACTTTTCTAAAGTTTTACCTTCTTTCTCATAATTATATCCCAAATAGTTACTTAACTTTGAATAATAAAAGGTTCTATGATTAGCTTGACTAGGAAGTTGAAAATGCAAATAGAACCACAATTCAAAAGCATCATTTGAATAAGCAATCTTATACCCCTTTTTAGTTCCAGATATTATTGCATTATCAAATTCTGCATATTCATTTTCTCCTTTATGCACATCCATATCGAATACGCACCATATCTGGTCAAATTCTTTCCCTTGTTGTTTGTATTTTTCAACCCTCTTATCACACTCATCTATCAACCTTTGCTTAGAACAACCTTTACAATTAATACAAACCACATCTTTAGTACTTAAATCAAAAGAATCAAAGTATTCCTTTTCAGTCTGTCCTTCACACAATATGAGAAAACGAAGATTGACAGCAAAAGTATTATTTTGATATGATGATTGAGTTCTTCTTTCCCAAGGCTTTATTGAATCACTAATCTTCTTCTTCATTTTCTATATCATTTATTATATCACACAAGTTATCCCAGTTTCCCAAAAATGGCACAGCACCGTATTTTCCTTCAAGGTAATCTTGTTCATACTTTTCACTACGAATCCCTTTAATCTCAACCAATGTATACAAATAACTTCTTCCATATTTATCTTTTTCTACAAAATCGATCTGATCTCTTCTCAATAATCTAGGATCCATAAGCTCTGTTGTATGTGTAGCCACAATGAGCTGTGATCGAGTATTTTCTTTTGAGTTGAAAAGTGAAAGAATCTTGCGTGTTAAAAGAGGATGTAACTTAGCACCAAATTCGTCTATAACAATAGGAGTACCTATTTCTAGAGCTGTAATTATGGGTAAACTGATACCAAGCATCTCTTTAGTTCCTTCAGACTCCATTGAATCAAACAGAGTTACACTTTCTCCTATTTTATTAAGATTCTTATCATATTTTCGGTGAACACCTAGTAAAAAATTACTTGTTGCATCTATTTTCTCATCCCCCAATATAATTTGGTCTATATCTTCTATTCCAACATCAGCATACTTCAGAAGTTTTACTATTTTATCTTTTAGCAACTTGTCTTTTAAAAAATTTGTCTTCTTTTCTTCTAAGCTTATTTTACTATTAACTTTAGAAAATTGTTTAATTTCCTCAACAATACGGCTTGCCAATTTATCCGAAAAAGAATCTGCGACACTCAAAAACAAAACTCTTTCATTAAAAAGTTTTGTTTTCATTTTAGCTATATCATATCCCATTTCCATAAGTGATTTAGCCACAGTTACATTTTGACCTTCTCTAGTGAATATTGGAGTTTCTCTATGTCGAGTAACATATAACCATTCATTATGAACTACTTTTTCATCAATCTCAAAACCGTAACGATACTTTATATCGTCCATATAAAAAATAAGCTGAAAATATGATGGTTTTTTCGTCGTTTCAGTTGAAAACAGAAAATGATCCATAAAATCCATTCCCTTATTTTCTTCTGATAAACAATATTGTATTATGTCACAAAAAGTAAACAATGCTTTTAAAACATTACTCTTTCCGCTAGCATTGGCACCATAAACAACCTTGGATTTAAGTAATCGATTTCCTCCACCAGTAACAATTACATTGTTTTCCTCAAACTCTTCTTTATTAGTTCTAATATTAGCCGCACCCATTCTAAGACTTTGCATATCTTTGAATGATTTGAAATTCTCAAAACTAAAGTCTTCAATTAGAAACATAATTTTCTTATTTTAATGTGCATACAATTTTATGCAAAAATAGCCATTAAGAATTGAAAAAACGACTTATTAACATAGTTTTTAAGAGCATTTCTCGCTAAAAAACTTATTAATTCTATTAATCATGCAATTTTTCAATCCTTTCTTAGCATATTTTTTTATTTATATTTTACAAAAAAATCTTAGCTTAATTCACATATTTAGAATAAGCTATAAAAGTAAATAGCTTCTTTTTAAATTATATATTCAGGTATGCCATGCGGAGGACAACTACGTATATTACAGATCATTACCATATAATATTCCAATAATATATTTATTATTTAAATACTCATACTCCAGTTTCGAAAAAAACTTTTTTGCTTATATAGTTATACAAGCGGTCGTTTTTCTTCCAAATAGGGTCGATATTTATGTTAAAGAAACCCTGTTCAAATATCTAATCATCTATTTTTCAAGCATAAAGCTATTTGCGGTTTCTAAAAAACCGCAAATGAAACGGAGTTCTGCCCGACACGCGCCGACCCCTTTTTGCGGTCGCACCCCCCTTTTGGGGCGGGAAATGTGATAAAATCTTTACAATCCCACCATTATCGCATTTTCCTCAAAGAAAATGCCACCTATCTGCCTGCCCTGGCAGGTGTGCATGAAAAAGCCTCGCTATCTTTACAGACTGCGAGGCTACCACTCGAATAAAAAACGAACTACATCCTAGACGCAACAGACAGATTGCGTCCCGTCTTCCATATCCGTATCCATTCCTTACGTAACATAAGATATTTCAGTGCATCCGTAAGATTAGTCGATTCTTTAGGCAATCGGTTTGTAGGCAACTTATCGCCTGTCTTTAATTTGACTATCTCTGAACCACCATCAGAACGAGTAACAGACTTTGTTCCTGTTATTTCCATCTCACTTTTGAGGTTGGAACAATTATATTGGTCAAATTGAATAGTAAATAATCCCCGTTCTAAGTTACCGCTCAATAAATCCATGAAAAAGCGGTATTCTAAATTACTGCCTATGTTACCTTGTCCGAGGCTCATCAACTGCACTTGCCATCCTGTTCTTGTACCATCAGCATAAAATTCTATATTCTTCTTTATTTGAGTAGCCATATCCGCCTTGACTTTATGATAATTATTCATCGAACGATCATAATAGAGTTTCAATATCTTCCGTCTATGCGGTTTAAAATATTCCAAGAAATTATCAGCCAGTTCTCTGGCTGTATTAGGTGGCAATGTATAGAGTTCTTTTAATACCTTGTACTTTTTCTTATCCTGTTGTCCCAGCACCATAGACAGCATATTACCAGAATCCATACCGGCCTCTAACGGACGATTCATATCCAAATGCCTAAGCACCGTGCAATCTTCCTTCCAGCCCAACGGTTTCGTTTCAATAATTTCATTGATAAATCCATCAGCATAAAAATGCCGGATAGCCAAATTACAGTAAAACATTTGCCCGGCTTCCAATTTGGGGATAATCGAAAGAATATTGCACAGAATTCCTTCAAGTCCCTCGGAAAATTCATCACTAAACCAATCCAGCCCTAAAACGTCTGCATTGACATAAGAGGATGAAATGAAGAAAAACGATGTACGTGAACGTGTCTTGATCCATCGTTCTTCCCACCGCTTCATATTGCGTCCTGCGAGTTCCAGCGCCCGTTGCAGTTTATTAAGACTTGGAGCTAATGATTTATCAAAGCGATATTTCTTCAACACTTCATTATATTCCTGTAAGGTAGCTACATACGTCTTTTTCGTCTCGTTATAAACAAATCCCGCCTGAAGCATTAACAGAATCTTATCTTTATCGTTCTGTTTAGCCAGTTTCAGAATCCAGTCATATTCGCCAATATGGTTAGGATTAGGCATATCGGTAGTAAGGGTACGACTACGGTACCAAACATTCATTCCATACTTCACCCTGAAACCTCGTACAGCTTTCAACAGATTCGTAAATTTCTCCTCCGGGAAATACTTGACTTCATCACCGAACACTCCAACATACGAACGTCCTGCACCGATAGACGGTCTGTCTAAAGAGATGAATGTGAAATTAAATCCGGTATAGAAGACCATAGTGTTACGCCAGTCCGTACATACATTGTACATTCTTTCCTGCCATTCTTTAGGCGGCTCCTGGTTAATCACATAGTGAATGCCTATTTCCCACCCTAACAGGGAAAGTCCATCTATAAGCGAAGGAATGACATTCTTATGCAAATCTGAATACGTATCAGCTACCCATGCGAACGGCGCTCCCTGACAATCTTGTGCAACTTCTTGTACTCGTTCTGATAATACTTGCACTGTTTTAGCACTGGCACGCCCGGCAATCCAATAAAGCGCCCATGGCATCATTATTGATATGAGCTGGGCCATCCAATTTGCGTATCGCTGTTCTACATCATCAGTCGATGTCTTTAGTTTTTGTTTCCTGGTCATCGAGCATTTCAATTATATCCACATCAATCACTTGCGCATCCCTCTTTAAACGAACTTTCTCCCGCTCCGGAATATCAGGAATAGAATCAATCTGTTCAGCAAGCAATTGCCTGTTAACCTGTGGAATTCCTACAGCCTGCGTATCAAGCATATAAATTTTTATATGCTTTTCGTTGACTTCCTTCCGTTTCTGCGGATCAGGTTTATCCAATTGTTTGATCTTAGCTGCCTGTATCATCAAGTTTCCATACACTTCCATGTCCTTAGAAGAATGTGCATTTATTAATACAACCTGTGCCGCTTTCTGCAAATTATCATACATCATATTTCGGTGAGCGTTATTTTCTACCGAATCATTCGCAAAAAACAGGTTTATAGCCTCATTATACATTTCCCTGGCCCTAGCTCTTTTTACCTGAAAAGGATCATGCATAAGGAAAGATATTGCATTATCCTTACCGTACTTCCGCTGTATGCCAATCAGGGCGTACAGCGCATTATAATAGTCCATCTCATCACCCGTTAGTTCCATTGTACAACCGGATGCCAAGTAATCCTGTAACCTGTCAAAATAAGAAGTTTCAAACATTCTCTATATCTCCGAAAAAAACTTGGTTAATCGCATTCTTAAAACCGACTTCACGACGTAGTTTATCAAGTCGCTGCGCCTGAGTTACATTATCACCAACTTCTGCACTGGCTGTCATTGATAATCCTTCCTTAGCCTGTTGTATTAACTGTCCGCGTTCATAGTGATATTTCAGTGGAGAACCTACCAAATTGAAATACCACTCAAAATCATTCAAAGGAATATTGTAAAACATGGCTATTTGCTTAGGAGTATATCCTATAGCTGCCAGCTTTTCATATTCATCAAAGTTAATCCTGTCATACCATAACGGATTTTCTCTCCACTTAACCAATTCGTCCGCAACGAAACTCATAGACTTCCTTACTTTTTAAAAATACATATTGTTCTTCCATTGCATTCTCGCCATAGACTCATTCAAGTAATCGGTTCACCTCTTCCAATTCAGCTTTGTAACCAGCCAGTCTTTCCCGTCGTTCGATATCCAAATGCGGCTTATCTCCTTTATTCAATTCGTTAGTTACCCGCCAAATATTGTTTTCTATCTGTTTTTGGCGTTTTACAAGTTCTTTTATCGGTAGTCCCAATAGTTCTTTTCTCCTTTTAAACTCATTAAAAATCGGATGCTTCCCTAATAAAGACTTATTCTGCTGATAATAATTCAGTTCATCCCATATCATCCGGTTTTCAATATAACTGTCTATTAATTGTCTGCTAACAGAAGTACATTGATTCAAATCAGTGCAATCGCGGAGTTGAGAATGTAATTCAACGTATGCATGATATCGTGAAAATTTCCGGGAAGCAAGTGCCTCCAACTCCACCGGACATGATTTCTCGTTTAAAAACGAAAATTCTTCCCGAAAAGACTTGGGTTTACGGCTGAATGTTATCTCTGTTTCTTTCCAGTTTGTCGTAAAATCCTGATTAATATTGTATTTCTTGCAAAGAAATGCAACCATCATTCTCTTATTGCCGGAAGGGTTGGAACGAACCAGACGCAACGTTAATGGAGATACGCCCGACTGTTCCATCAAGCGTATTCCTTCTTGAGCATTTGCTCCATTCTTCAGCCAAGCGATTACAATCTCTTTCACTCTTCAAATTCGGATTTATCCGGGAACATTTCAAGTAAATATTTCATTAGAAAGTCAGAATATCCACTTTCTGCGTTATTCAGGAATATTTTCTTTGATACCAGTTCCTGAAATTTCTTGTGATCCGGTTGCTTGGATACGATAGACAATGCAATGTTATCGCTTTGCCAGTTCAATTCGATAGAAGAAATAGGATCGAACTCTGGAAAGAGAGTATTAAAATAAACAGATGAGATCAAATAACCACCTGTATTCAATTCCGGGAACCTTTCAAACATATCTACAAGACTCTGTTTTTCGTAAACAACAGGAGTATGTGTTCCAAAATCTAATTTGGGAAAATCTGCCAGCAATGCAACTGTACGCTCCATATTATCCCTATAAATGCCTTTATATAGTTCTGGACGCAAGATTCCTTTATTTTTAGGTACCTCAATATGAGCCAGCATTACCGGAGCTACAAGGTAGATATCATCATTGGACCAAATAAATTTATCAGTAACTTCATCGGCAGCAATAGCCAATTTTAATTTTTCAAGTACATCAATCTGAGGATTATCTGACACACATTCATGTTCTATGACTGTAACAACATCACTCATCCATTCCTCCCGGTCGCCAATGATGACAACATTAACACCAAAACGCAGGAATTTATCAAAAGAGCGCAATGCCATTTTCAATTCATTCCCTTGTGCTTTGTTCTTAACATAAGGAATTACCACCGTTGTATGATCCAGTATGGCTAAATTCTCTTGAGATGCCAGTCCCCCGCTTGGAGCCTGATCTTGTTCCACACTAGAAGCCTGATTATTTACTGAATCAGCTTCCACTTTTTTTCCTTCTTCCTTTTTAGTTCTCATATTCTTATTTTTTGATACACAAAAGTACCATTATCCCAATACAGGCAAAAGGACACAAAAAGAGGTGCTATATCCAATATGGATATGCACCTCTTCTCAACACAACAAACAAACTTATTTATAGACCTCCTTTAGATGAGCCTGACGCACTACCAGCCAATCCTAAAATAGCATTGATTTCCTCACTGTCTGTAGCCGGAATAAGGCTCTTGGCAATATGTCCAATTGTAGCCCCACGCAGTGAACTTGCCAAGTTGATCGTATTTTTATCACCTTCTTTGTTATCCTGTGAATCTGCTTTTGTAAGTTTCAATGGAGTACAGGGAGTACCTGCTATCTTTGCATCATCACCTGAGCAGCCAAAAACAATAGCTCCTAAATCTTCATTGATATTGTTGTTTACAAATTCATCGTGTTCAACCTCTGTTCCCGGATGCTCATAATCTACATGATGAATGAAGCCACGCGCATCGTCTTCTCCTTCGCTTGTGTGATAAATGTTAATAGTAGAGTCGGTTGCATAGACTGCAATCGGCTTTTTCCCATCTGCCAAAGCGAATTCCTTAACACGTACTCCTTTTTCATCACGGTTGTATGTCTTTACATCATTCCAGCGGAAATAGACAATATACGCCTTTTTACCTTTCGGGCGTCCTGCATTCGATGTCTTCTTAGGAACCGATACAAACTGATATACTGATTCTGCCATAATTTTACCTCCTTTTATTTTTTAAAGCCCACCAGCTTCGGAGACAGACGCTCCTGACTCTGTGGGTGGAATATATGCGAAAATAGCTTCAGCAATCCAAAATCCAGTTGCTTCCCACCATTCAGCAAAAATCTTCACCTTATAGTTTTCTCCTTGCATCCAAATTTTTGTAGCTTGTGGGTCCTTACTACGCAAATGTTTGAAGTTCTCTTTTGGAGTAATAAAGAAAACTCCGGTACCACGCATACCTTCAAGTGGAGCAAATGTGAATTTAGAGAAATCGACTTTCACTTTTTCTCCATCTTCATTCTTCAACCAAGGATATTTCTTGCGATATGCTTTTCCATAGCGCGTTACAATGTCCGGATCGGCATGAATAAACATCTGTTTCTTTTTGTATAACGGTTTAACCTCTTCAACCGCCTTGTCGATCTGATCTACCAGCTGTTCATCCGACAGCTTCTCGCCATTGAGCAACCAGGTAATAGCTTTATTATTCGCTTCTTTCAATGCTACAAGTTGAGTGACATACCCATCCATAACTTCATTGGCTTCTGTTGCATCATCACCGTCTTTCACAGCTTTAGACTCTACAAACTTACCTGTAGCCAAAGCAACCTCACGCTCTTCGTCCAACTTAGGGAACACAAGTTGATTTAAGATATACTTTACAACCGGCATATCTTCCGGCTTCAAGTTCTCATCATAAAGATATCCGATGATATCCTCCATCACATCAGATGGAACGATAGCAACGTTAATTTTACATTTGAAATTCTTAATGGTAAGCGGAGTAAATTTAGTTTTTCCTTTGGGCGTCCAATGGGGAGTAAACTGCTGTAATACCGAATCAATTGCTGCCTGTTGTGCACGAACCTCCACTTTATCGGTAGCGATGGTGGACATATACTGCGTAGATTCGGTCTTTCCCATCAAACTTTGCAGGATTTCAAGACGTTCACTATTTACATACTTACCAAATTCTTTTTGCAGTTCGGTAGTTTCAATAGTTGTATTGCCTGAATAAGAAGCACCGGGTCTTCCATAATAAATAGCATCAACATATTTATTATGCGACAGATTCATGTCCGGTTTAAAAGTCTTTCCCATATTATCCGCATTTGTTCCTGTTACAACCTTTCCTGCATCAGCTGTTTCTTCCTTTTCCAACTTAGCGATTATGGCATCGGCTTCCTCTTTCTCTTTTTCCAGTTTGGCAATACGTTCACGAGCCTCTTTCAACTCTTTCGCATTTTTCCCTTTCTCAACCTCCATTTCAGACAGAAGTTCTTCTGTTACCACACTCTCTGCAGTTTTCCCCTCCTTTTCGAAATCGGCAAGATCCTTTTTGAACTCCTCGACGAATTTTTTTCCATATTTATCTTCCAGTTTAGTCTCCTGCTCTTTACTCATTGAGGATTTTCCGTCCTTGTCTTTAGCTAAAGCTGAGATTCCCAAATATCCAAATACGGCAGCAACTACTTTTTCAAACATAATTATGCACTTTTTGAATTAATATATTCGTTTACATACGCATCTCTGCGCAATTCTCTCACTCTTCCCAATGCAAACTCTCTAGTACCAACCGAATCAATCAAGCCATTTTTTTTGGCGTCGTTCGCATAGAACATGCGCCCGGCAATGATCCCTTCCGTTTCGAGGTTAAGTTTACTACCTCTTCTACTTTTAACTGCTTCTTGGAATCCTCTTGCGAGCGGATCAAGTTCTTCTGTTTTGATTGCATCATATTTTCCCTCCTTCGCCGCTTCAAACGGCGCATTTTTATAAGATGATAAATTACTATAGATTGTATGAACCTTTATTCCATCTTTCTCATAATATTTGGCATAATCCGGAAAACTCATCATTACACCAATAGAGCCAAATTCCGAAGAGATTGTGTTAGAAGCAATAATTTCATCGCAATAACAAGCTACATAGTAGGCAGCAGATGCGCACAAATCACAATATGCAACCACACACTTCTTTTTCTTCTGTGCATATTGGATTGCATCAATGAGTGGGGCGATAGCATCAACGCTACCGCCACCGGAATCTATGTCAAGCAAAATACCAGAAATTTTCGGGGAATCTGCAGCCTGATTTACCATCTCTGCTACTTCAGTAGTTCCATAACTACAGTATGAACCGTATTTCAACATAGAACCTTGAAGCCCTATGACTGCCACACTATCTTGTGGTGCATCTGAAAAATCGTGTCCGGATTTCATTTCTGTTTCGGACATCGCACATACAACTATGGGAGACTTATCTGATAGTTTGGTTATATCTTCACTCTCAACCCCTCTTTCTAAAAGAAGATTAATCAGGATTTGGTTGGCTTCCACATCCCGGAGTGAGATAAACCATTTACCTCTCAAAACAGCACTATATAAAGAAGAAAATGCCATGTATTTTTATACTTTATTTGTTTGATACAAAATTACAATGACTTACCGCCTATTAAAAGGACTTTAGGAACTTTGAGAACTCGGCACTAGAACGTTTTATTGATAGAGTGATGGCTGCTGGGGAACCGCTTCTCTCAATAGAGAGCTGTACCGGGTTTTTATCTGTTCCAACCACTTTCCTCTCACCATTAGAGTAATCAATACGAAGTAGCCCATATCCACCACATTGTTCCCTAATAAATGATTCATTCGCCTCACTTGAATCTGTACAAGTAGCGCTCAATTCTTGTTGTACCAATTCTCCCGGAGCAGACCTAGTTTCTTTTAGCTCACATTTGGATATATTAAAATCGATCCAATTGCCGGAAACGGAGATGGAACTAACGCCCAAACAATCATCAATATCCGCATCGTCTATTGAAAGATAGAACATTGCGCTAATTTGTGCTCTTTTATCATCTAAACTCATAGCTTATATATCTAATAATGAATAAATTGCTTAAAAGTATAAGTATAAAAAAGATAAAAAATATCTTTTTACTTATAGATTAATCGTAAAAAAAACACAATCACTTAGAAAAGAGACAGTTGTATTTCCTTATTTACCTCTTTTATCATCTTTTTCCGATTTCGATAGTCATACTTCTTTATCGCATCATAGTTTATTGCGTTATTTTTAATGTTATATGCCATCAAAAACGCTTTTATAATCTTATCCTGCTTGAATCCCTTCTCATATCCCGCAACAAAATATTCGCGAATACGAAGACGGAAAGATGCTTCAATGTAATCCTGCAACATCCTTTGTTTCCATTCAGGAATATACAGAAAGTTTTCATTTAAAATGAAATGATTCCATTCCTGTGTTGGCAAATATAATGTAATTGGATTCTCTTTCAAAGGAAGACGTGGCGGGCGGTCTTTTATTGTCACCATTGCTTGAATCATTTTTCCGAGATCATTAGTGGTTGCTACCATTACCCCACCTTCTTTTCTACACCCAAACTCATGATATAAGTAATCATGTAAATAGGGTGCTAGTTCTATTGTTACACTTGGTTTTTCCATATTACTTGTTTTTTTAAATAATTTCCCATACTAGCTTACAACCTACAACTAACAATCAAATCATTGTATATAAGCACATTACATCTAGTCTACCGGTTGTAACCACTTATATGGTTGTAAGTGGTTGTAAGTAGGTTGTAAGTGAATAACAAACTATGCACTTACAACCTTTTCATATCTGATTATCAACATATTAAAACACATATATTATAAAGGTTGTAAGGTTGTAACCACATTTTCAATTATTTTTCTCTTAAATAGTTTTTTATATATTAGACCTTATGATCTAATATACATATATACAAATATCTGATTAATAGAGTTGTACTACCTTATATCCATAACGTGTACCCATTCCCGGCAATTTCTTACCTATACGTTCATATCCTAACTGGCGCAATGCCTGCCCGATAGTAATATCGTCAATGCGGGTCATTGAGCTAGTTATCTTTCGTGCAGCTTTCAGTTCCCGAACGATGTCCATCGGCATGCGGAACAAAGACTCTTCATCTTCTTCCGGCTTCCGGTACCATTCCTTCACCAATTTATATGCGGTGGATTCAATCACATACTTTGCGTTATATTCTTGGAAATCATCATAATCTTTTCGATTAAAGGTATAATCAAAAGTTCCATTATACAAGGTCATAGCTTCCGCCCAAAGCTGATCCACGTCCACGGCTTCTCTGTAATCCCCGATCTCGTCAATCTCAATAGCGGCTATTCTACGGAGAAGACCGGAATCTGAATTAAACAGAAACCCTCCCATCTCCTGTGTCTTATTACTTGTGAAAGCACAGGAAGCAATACGTTGCATCTTTGTGGTGAAACTTTCTCCTGGCAACTTGATATCCACCATGAGCCGGCTCATATTATTTTTAAAACTGTTCTCTGTTGACTTTGTTATTCCAACAAACTCATCAAAGTTGATAATAAAGCGGGAAACAAAACACTCTGTCATTCTGAATATACGTTCGTCTTTATCCGAAACAACGTAATACTCTTCCAAACATCGTGGTACCAAAAATTCAATCAGTGTCGTCTTGCCTATTCCGCCTTGAGCATTAACAAATCCAATTGCTACATCATTCTGCCTCTTACCATATACTTGTGCAACTACAGCTACCAACCACTTTTTTATTAGGTATTTCATCCGGTTTTGATAAAATTCCGTATCATCTTTATCTTTAAAGTCGTGTGCCCGGAGAAAGCTGCAATACAAATCTATTTGGCTGACACCGTTCCATTTGTTTTGTAAACCATCAAAATACTCTGTAACCGGATTATATGCTGTCATCTGATTAGGAGAAGTCAATATAGCCTTTAATAACGACTTGCTACAGGCCAAACCATCATCAATCATATGCATATAGATATCATTTTCTGTGATTGATGTAGTGTATTCACGTTCCTTACTCTCAATATACGATTTTGAGTGGTCGAATATATTAATCTTAATTTCATAGTTCATATCCAACCACTCCTTTACCGCTTGTACTTTTCCAGCAGCTTTGGCAGCCGAAGAAGTTTTTGCCAATTCTCTCTTAGCCATTATTTCCCCATCTTAATCGGCGGTTTTCTCCTGGGAGTTCCACCACATTAAACATTTCGTCCATTCTCGTTCGGATGAAATTACCATACCTTTGCGCAGTAACCTTTCCTTTTACATCTCTTGCAGCTTCAAGTGTATCAAGAGTAAAGTTCGAAGTAGCATAAGTCCTACCGCCATATTCATACCTGATAGCAAACAGGTCTATAACCGGCTTGACTACATTTCCATAGTCTTTCATCTCCAAATTTTCACGTCCCAACTCATCAATAAACAAAGGTCTTTCTCTTAGGCCAGTAATTCCACCTTCAGATTGAAGTAATTCTATCAGTTGCTTTGCATGAATAGTTTCAGTTATCTTACGAGTGAGATAATCCTGTACAGACAAATAGGAGTACATCAATAAGGATTTGCCGCATCCGACTTTTCCCATCAAATATATGCCTTTATGTACATTCCACTTGCAATTCCCCACATCTCCGGTCAGATAATAATATAACTGACGAATTATGTCCTTATTGTACTGGTCAACAATGAATGTTGACTTAATACCTCTTTGCATCATTATAGCTTCTGCCTTTGCTTTCAATAGCGTCCAAAACTCGATGTCAGAAATATGAGAATAATGAAAAGCCCATAGCTCCCGATCCAGTTCTTGCTGCTTTTGTTTGCAGGTATTAATGAAGTCACTAAAAGTCGCTGTCATGGGTTATTTCTTTAGGTGGGTTAGTATAGCTATTATCAGTCACTTTAAAAAACTTAGGATAACTACCAGCCATAGCGAAGTTCAAATATCTAATTGCTATATCCGGGCTTCCTTCACTTATTTCATCAAGATAGTCCAAAACCTTCTGTTCTTCTCTGCTTTTATAGGTCTTACCAAACGTTTCAAGACGGTATTCTTTCCAATATTGCCAAGTCTGCAGAAACTCTTCTTCTTCGAATGGTAGTTTGATTTCAATCGGCTCTATGGGATTCTGCATTAATTCGTCAAACTTCATTGCCTGCTCCTTCAGTTTATCCCATTCTTTGATAAACTTTGCTATTTTTTGTTGTGCAATAGCAGGAATACCGCCATCAATATAAGCATTAAACTCATTAGTGGCACATTCAAACTGTTTCCATAATATATTCCAAACTTTCTGCATATCTTCAGCTATTTAAGTCATTCTAAAAAAGACCGGGGATTTCACCCGGTCCCAATGAACAAACCCAAACTGGGGCTGATACCCAACAGCTCTCCTTAAAGCTGGCATATTAAAGTTAGTTATTCATAATTGACTCCTGACGGAGCATTTTTTACACAAATACTTGAAGGTTTATAAAGAACTTGCAAGTTCATTCAGTTTTAGCCATTTTCTTCAACATCTTTCTGAATTTCATTATATTCCTTAATGGCTTCGTTTAGAGCTTTAATAGGCGTCATCCCTTTATAGGCATTCCACAAAGCAGAGGTTATAATTTCGATTTCTGCATTTCTTTCTTTGATTGCATTCAGCAACCCTTCTATTGCATATTGTTCCAACATTATTATTTAGTATTATTCAGCCAATCCAAAGCATTTTGCAAGTTTTCGGTATAATCTGCATTATATACATATGAAACTTCATCACCTCTTACATATTCACGGTCATTGTCAGTTTCTCCTAATATAAACTCCATATTTGAGGTTCCTAATCGATGTACACCTATACAATAGGTTGTTCCTACACGTTTCTTGCTCTTTTTAATTGCTAAAAGAAAAATTCTTTGTTCCATATCTATCCCTTTATTAATCAATTATTTCAAATATAACTTTCACTTTTCTAATTAAAACGGAAGGTCATCACCCAGCGCCGGACGACAATCTCTAACCGTAAACTTGTTTACTTCAAAAGACTTGATAGAGCAAAGAACATAAGCCTTTCTATTCGAAGATTCAGCTAATCGTTTAGCCTCTGTCTCTGCACTTGTCAAATCGCTGTGTTTATACGCCGGGGTATGTTCACCCTCTACATATACCATAAAGAAAAAATCTTCTTTCTCATTCATATTTATTTGGTTTTACGTTAATTGCTTTACCTTAACCTCTTTGAGAACATAAAGAGGACTTTCTTTACTACATTCAGCCAGTATTTCTTGTATCAATCTTCCGTGTGACCTCTCCAAAGAAATAGGCGAGAATGTTCCATCAGAATTTTTCTGAAATAACAGGATTGCGCCATCTTTCAGATTTTCAAATGCAGTGTTCAGGGGTGAAACATCTATCTTACTCATATCTATTCTGATTTGAATTATTTTTCTTCTGATAATTTCTTTCCGCAAAACGGGCAAAAAGGATAAGCAATAGATATAGTACTCTCCGTTTTATTAAATGTACCATCCTTTTTCTTTTTCCGGTAAGTTGCTTCTATTACTGGCTTCTTTTCAAAAGACGGCATGGCGTACATATAATTTAAAGATGCTTCCGGGTCATCGGTCTTTTCTTTCAAATTCGCTTCTACTTTATCAAAACAGTCACACATATTCCATTACGTTTGCCTATACAGCATTAGGTTCAAGTTTATTCTTGTTAAATTCTATATTTGTCGAATAACTTTTTAAGTTCTTCCTCAAATTCAGCCTCTTGTTCTCTGGATATATAAATCAGAGTTTTGTCATTAACCTTGATTTTTGCTTCATATTCGTCTATTTCTTCCAAAACGAATTCAACACCAATGTTTTCATAAATTGTTCTTGCCATTTTTACTCCTTTCTGATTTGAATTAATAAAAAGTCTCAATGCCTCTTTCAAGTAACAACTCCATTACTGGTGGCGTTACTGCATTTCCGAGCTGTTTGACCTTATCTTTTCCAGTTCCACATATGACATAATCCGATTCGAAAGCCATAGCTGCCTGAACTTCGTGAGGAAATAGCATTCTATAAGTACACTCGTTTATATCAATGTTTTTAGGAGTAGACAAAACAAGTGCTACGCGGTCTTTTGTTGGAATAGTTCCAACTGGATCGAATATTCCGGATGCTTGATTATTTCCATAATAATAAGAAAGAAATGCATTCACAGCTTCGGTGGATGCTATTCCGTGCGTAATCATGGATGTTTGGGTACTTAATGCCTGGTTGATATCCCTGGCATTCGATTGGCCTCGATTTTCAACGATAAACGGAACTCTTAAAAGTGCATGAGAATCCACAGTAGTCATTGTTCCAAGAACTTGATCGATGGGTATTGGTGCATTCTTCGGATTGAAATTACCGCCGTAGTTCTTTATTATCATTGGGATACCGACGAAACCGTGATGGTTATCTCCGGAAAGTACCGTCGAAACGTGTTCATTTAACGGTCGGCACTTACCATTTTTATTATGTTCATCAATCAACATAGGCACTCCGACAACACCATAATTATGTTGCGTAGTCATTGTATACTCAGGTGATGTTATCGGCACTATATCACCACCGTATGAACCTTTGGTGACTAGTGCTGCAACTTGTCTGGTGGTCTGGGTGTAGATGGGATCAGATATGCCAGATGCACGGTTTAGTACGCTGGAATTATCTGTATAAATAACAAAACTTGAATCAGAACATTTATTTAATCCCCATTCGATACGCTTCATTGTGTTGTCAGCTAGTGGCTTCTTTCTATCTCCAATTCTCTCTCCGGGCTTCGACCAGTCAATAACATTGAATGCCGAATAATAATATGGTTCAACTTCATTTGTACAGCGTGGACAACGATAGATATATTGTTGTCGGTATTTCCCAAACTTCTTTTTGGAATTCTTCCAGCTCTGTATAGATTCAACTTCTTTCCCACAAGATTTACAATAAGCTTTAGGGCAGAAATTCAAATCTGGAGCCATGTTTCCTTTCCTCCAAAATATAACATACATTCTATCTCTGCTTTGAGGAGTAGGCAATGCATGCATTGAATTTAGATAAACACATTTATGCTCATACCCTAAATTGTGCATTGCGTGCAACCAAGCATCCCACATTACCCATTGCCGTGCTTCAACTACATTCTCAACTATGATAAGGTTATATTTATGATATTCTGCAAAACGAGGAACATCCCACATTGTTGCCCGTGATCGTTCCGCTGCCGGGTCAATTGTTAGATCACCAAATAATGTATTAGTTTGCTGATACTTCCTTTTCACACCTTTTGCAAGAGAATGATTTGTACATTCAGGAGAAGTTATTAATATATCGGTACTTTGATAACGTCGTGGGTCAACAGCTTGTATATCGGCACAATCATGGTCAGCTTCCGGAAAGTTAGTATTGTGGGTTTCTACGGCCAGCTTCCAATGATTCATTGCCAACTTTACTTCTAAGCCGCCACCCATTTTTCGGGATAACTTGCGTGCGCCTTGCGATGATCCGCCGGCACCACAGAATTGATCTGTAACGGTTAAGTAACTATTCTTTATGCTCATTTCTAAGTTGCTTGATTTATTTAAATAATCTTTCTTGTAAATCGTATCCGAACTTCTTTATTTCTCGTTCTCGTAGAAGGCTTCGCTCTTCTTCCATTCCTGGTAAAACAACGACTTTTACTTCATCATTGATTTGGTATCCGTTTTTCCTAAGCCGATACCGGAGATTGTTTAACTTCCTCTGTCTTTTCTTTTCCATCAAAATCCAATTTTTGTTCTCCTTCCCATTTTAATAGGATATAGTAAAAATCAGCTTGCATTACATCAGGCACTTTATTCATGTACATTCGCTTCATCATATTTACGAATGCTCCCGGTTCATACCCCGTATCAAGGAAACTTATAAATTCATTCACCCGATAAAGCTTCATTATACGCATGCCTTTAATCGTTGCAGTTCCAATGTATTGTCCTTTCAACTCAATACGATACGTTTTGTTAATCTGATACTTGGCAGTAGCAAGACGAAAAGTCGTGAAGCATTTACATTTTAATTTTCCGTTCCAACCATCTGAGAATCTAATCACATCCATCTTTATTCTCCTTTCCCCTGATGAATGTTATTTGTTGGCATAGCCTGCTCTACAAATTGGAATAAAAACTGTGGAATATCCTCAATAATCTGAGTTAAACTATTCTCTTCAATTAGCTTGATAGTTACTGTACTCATAGATTCATCTATTGATGATACATTTTTCACCTCTACATAAGAGAGATTATTTAGTGCATCAATAAAAGGAAGATACCTCATTACATCAAAAGCAGCTACGCAATTCAATACATTATTAGAGGTAGGCTTCGGAATCCAAAATACATCTTCGTTATTCCGGTTCTGAAGAGTTACAAAAGGTTTGTTCTTTGCATCCATAATAATAAGTTTATTAGTTAGTAAATCGTCGTTCGAAGCCGGGAATCGAACCCGGAAAATGCTAAATTATTGTAGATTATTAGCATGCCAGTAAGAAATCATCTCTCCTACGTTCCTTGCTCCGATTTTAGCTTTGATATTTTCACGATGTCGGTTAACAGTCAAAATAGATATTGATAATTCAGAAGCTATATCTTCTGCTGTCAGATGGTTAGCTATTAATCGAAAGACTTCTATTTCTCTTTCAGAAAGTTTAGTAGAAAGCTTAGGTTTACAGATAACACCTTCAAAGATGCATTCTCCTCTTAATGGACATTTAACCTCTTCAAATTGAAGTCTGCCCAAGTAATCAATATCATATTTGTTTTGGTCATATTCTCCGAAATTACAACGAGCAAACCGATGCGCTACCTTATACTCATAAAATGATTTGTTTCTATTACTTTTTGAATATAATTCCATCAAGGCCGCATGAGCATTAGGATATCTGTCGCGAATGATGGCAAGCAACCAAGCTACTATCTCATAATCAGTTTCTTCAAAAAGACGAGCGGCTTTACCTTCTTCTTTCAACATAACATCCCCTTCAGGAGTATTATAAAATTCTATATTAACAAACTGTTTCATACCTTATCATTAATAGATTCGTTTAAAAGACGTCTAAGTAAATTTACCTCAAGAGGTTTAAATGAATTTCCTGACATTTTATTGTAAAAAGATGGTAGAGATACACCACTTTGGCGAAGAAATTCATCTCGTAGCTCTATCTTCTTCTCTCGTGATAAGAGATCATAATGGTTTTTAAATACCATTTTGGGCTGTTTTTCTCCCTTTCTCATAGTTGTTATCATTTTTATTATTAAATTTATAACGCAAAGGTATTATTTTAAAACCACAAGGTATAATAAATCGTCCATTATTTTATAATGGTATTATTATTTATACTTTTTCTAAACAAGAAATTTATGCTTAAAGGACATATAATAAACGAATTAATAGATGAAAGGCGAGTAAAAAAGGTCGATTTATACACCTATGCTGGTATTACAAAGTCTACGTTAGATAATATTATCAAAGGTATTAATGATCCCAAATGTACAACTATTGAAAAAATTGCAGATTTTTTCAAGATGCCTATTGACTTTTTCTTCAATAGAGAAATAGATATATCCAATTTAAACATCGGACATCAAGTAAAAGGCAACGGTAACAATGTTTCTGGTGATATAACCCTAAGTGAATATCAAAAAGAAATAGCTCATTTAAAAGAGCTTTTGGCTGAAAAAGAAAGAACAATTCAAATTCTAATGAATAAATAAGAAAAACGATGATTGTCAAAGCATTAAAAGAAGAAATTAAAAAAGTTCAAGAAACTGAAACTTGTTTTATCATCACCCCCATTGGAGATGACACTAGTATAATACGTAGAAAAACAGATGGCCTGATAAATAATGTAATAAGACCCGTATGTGAGAAATTAAATTTCAAGGCAATTCCTGCACACGAAATAGACAAGAGTGGTTCAATTACTAATCAAGTAATTAAATTAATACTTGACTCTAAATTAGTAATAGCAAATTTAACAGGACTTAACCCTAATGTTATGTATGAACTTGCTATAAGACACGCTGTGGGACTTCCTATTTTATGTTTAGCAGAAAAATCTACGGAATTACCTTTTGACATAACTACAGAACGTACTATATTTTACTGTGATGACATGTTTGGAGCAATAGAATTAAAGTCTGAACTGGAAAAAAAGATTAAAGCTACTTTGAATGATACAGAGATTGATAATCCTATTTATAGAGTTGCGAAAGAAAAATCTATTATAAAAAATATAGAACGCCTCGAAGATAAAGAGGAAAAGAATTCATTACTATATATTATTAACAAACTTGATAATATTGAGAAAAGAATCCCCGTATTAAAAACAGACCTATCTATCCCAAAGAGAATAGTAGATATAAAACTTATATTTGATAAATCTATAAAATCCCAATATGAGGATATAGAAACGAAAATTTATGAAATAATACCTACTTGTCTTGTGGCGAGACAAACTATTGATAAAGAAAATGAGATATTCATATATAATTTAGCTCCATTAGATGATATAGAGAATGTAATTTCTAATTTAAAAAATAGACTAGAGTATACATTGAATCTGACTATTATTGAATATGAAATCTTTAGAATGCACCTTCAATAATAAAATATAGACATTAATAGACGATTATCAACCGATTGACAATTATAGACTAAAAATATCAGCATAGGAAGGGTATAGAACATATGGAGTGACTTTCCCGCTACCCCGACGAAGAAAATCAAGTCAAGATTCACAAAATAAAGCCAGTACAATTAGTATTGGCTTTTTTTATTATATATAGGATAAGTGTAATTATCCCCGTTTGGGGGCAAATAAAAAGGGCAATTCTTTGAACTATCTTTGAACAGGTTTCTAGCATTATCTTCATTTTCTTATTTAATTTAGAGTAAAAATCTATTTTGTTAACTTTATTACCCTTTTATTTTGGCGTTATCAATGTTTTGCGTTAACTTTATAGCGGAAATACAAACATTGTTTATAGAGAAAACGATAACAAACAAAAATACTTAAACACATGAAGAAAACTCTGCTGATGCTCGTTGT